TGGCGGGATCGTTTACGCCCTCCTCAAGTGGTACAAAGTCTTTGAATGATTTTTCCATATGACTATTTATAATATTTTAATCAAATGGGAGATGGCGTCTATGATTTTAGCCGCCTTAATTTTCATGTCCTCTTCTTTAATGTCATCACGAATAGTTTCGATGTCAGTAAAATCCTGCACCAGTTCTTCATACTCTGCCTGAGATATCATTCCAGAATCTAAGAGTTCGTTCAATTCACGAATCTTCTGAGAGTATTTTGTTATGAGTTGTTCTTCTGTCATTTCATTCTACTCCCAGATACAACCAATGCTTCTTCTACGATAGAGGAAATGTTACCCCATTTAATTCTACAGTAACCAAGTGAAGGTTCCTGTCTGACTTTCAGTTCGTTCACCAGATCATGAATTTGAACATAGATTGCCGAATTGTTGTCGTTCATCGTATGTTCTGAATATTTTTGCAAGAAGGCACTCTTCGCCCAAGCAAACTCCATTGCATCGGTGTTGCAGTCTTTTGTATTTTCTGATACAATTGCGAGTTCTACCAATGAACCATATTCTGTACTGTCAAATTTGTCGGGGAGAAATCCTGTTAGTTGAGAACATCCTACCATAGACAAAAATACAACACCAATTAGAAATGTTTTCATACTTCTTCCATCCTCAACATCAATCTTTCTGCCCTGTTTGTAACTTGACGATACCAGAGTGAATCTCTTCCCTCTACTGCGGCAGTTTTCCAATCTCCTTCAGCGATAGCAGCATTAAACTTCTTGAATTTGGCCAATCTGGTTCTACCCATGTTGAACATCATGTTCGCCAATATCTGTTGAACCTCATCGGGTAAATTTCCAAATCCGTCTCCGTATAAGTGATTACACTCGGAGATGGCAGTGTCAAGGTCTCTATCAAAACATTCTCGGACTCTTCCTTCAGATATAGGACTTCCCACTGCCTGTTCTGATTCTGGATCACTCTCGACGACCAAGTGTCCGACTCCGAATGTGGGATAACCGAGGTGGTCTTTGTATATTTCATATACTACACCCTCATCAATTTTCAATTGTTCAAATATTGCTTCTCTGTTCATTTAAAAATGCTCCAAATGATAATCTAGTTTGACCCTCTTTGAGACCCATTCCCTTTCTTGTAGCATGGAATAGTTTCTTTGCCTCACCGTGAGAGGTATTTTTATGTAAACCAGACTTAAAAGATTTATAATCGTTATTAGATGCGTGTGATCGCATCTTGGTTCCACTTATACCGGCGACACCCGTTGCGTCTGGATCACGGGCGCCAGCAGAGACTACTTTGAGACTCTTGAATTTGTAATATCCATGACTACCTTTCTTACCGTTGTACTTGTTTATCAGTTTGTGAAATTCATGTACGCGGTCAGAACCAGCAACCATAGTAACGTGGGTATGTCCCTCTTTGTGCATCTTTGAGAGGTGGGCAAAAACATGTGGTTGCGAGTTAGAGGATGCCTCAAACTTCCCATGCGGATGAACGTGCTTTAGATAACGAGTCTTCTGTGCAGATGTCAGAGGGTTCTTGTGTTTATCTTGAGAGTGACTCACGATAACTCTGTGGTCAGCACCAATAGACTTTGCATGGGAGTGAACCTTGTCTACTAGTTTGCTGTGACCGGCAGTGGGTGGATTCATCCTACCAAAAGCAAAGACCATATGTTTTTCTTTTTCTTCTCTTAATCTCATCGATCCCACGCCTTGATTGCGGTGAAGTTGTTGTAACTGAATTCCATGCGGTCTACTAACTTGACTGCATTGCCACCAATTCTATCAATCGCAACATAACCCTCTGGAGCGGTGACCTTGAATCCGTTTTTGGTGCGAACAAAAGTATCCATCAGTTGTTTGATGCCGTTCAGTTTTGTGACAATTTGCATTTTTGCTTCAACCAGTTCGTTTTGGAAACCAACCACGTTAATCAGCAGATTGTCATACTTCTTGAGTTCCCTGATCGTCTCTCTCTTTTTCTTTTCAAGTTTCTCTTTGGACGCCGGTGTTTTTAATTTGTTGATCGCAACATCAAATTTACTTTCTACCCACGTTTCATAACCAGCCACATGTTGTCGGACATTGGTAACTTTCTGTCCCACACGGACCTTTGAGTTGTTGTAGGTTTTAAGTGTCGCACCAGCGGTGTGATTAGACCCTTCCATTGACGATTGCAGACGCATAAAATTCTTCAGTTGCGTTGCGTCAATGTTTTGGAACAGTCTACCGGCAGCGGACAGTTTTGCGGTGATCGCGGCGGTTTCTGATTTGGTAAATGTAGCAGTGCCACTTTCGTCTCTATAGGATGCATCATCCATCCACACACTTCTGGTTTTTTTCAACCCACTTATATTGGCACCAAATGACGCTCGCATACTTTGCAAACTGTTACCCGTATATGTGGTGTGCCAAACAACACCGATCTTCGCCGCACGAATCTGACGATCCAGTGCAGACCCACTTGGTATTGCGTAGACGATTGTATTCGGTTGGAAGGTGGTGTATCGAACGTTATCAATAGTATCTGTTTCCAGAGTGCTACTGGTAAACATCAGATCACCCTGCAAGACACCCTTTATACCCAATTTACTGAATTCATCAAGTGCAGTAATAAAGGTGGGTTTGAGTGCCTGCGGAAGTTTGGGGTCAGACTGAATTTCTTTTCTTGTCTTATATAGTAGCGGTGTTTTATTAAACACGGACTTCTTTGCGACAAAGAACTTTCCATCAGACGGATCGACGCCGGCGAATATCGCAGGCGCACCATCCCACTTCACAGTCATGTGAACGGAAGAACGAGAACTACCGGAAAGCATATCACGCAATGACTGCAAAAAGTTAATTGCGCCCCTAGCCCCACCGATTCCGAAATTAATGATTTCGTCTTCTAGGTGTTCTAGGTGAAGATTCTTTCCTTGAGCATCTTCTTTTAAATATGATGAAAAGCTATACATGACATTATTTATAAAAAATCCTCTCAGGCCTTTTTGGCCGCGGACTTTTTTTCGGGGGCCAAACGCTTTGAAACCTCTTTAGGTTTTTGCAGCGACTTAATTTCTGCGCGGAGTTCCTTTACTTGGGCCTTGGCCTTCTCTTTCTCTTTCAATTCATAAGAAACTGCAACCTTCTTCTCTTCAAGTGACTTGAGAGTGACTTCAAGGTTTGCGTTTGCGTGAATCAACTTCTGAGTGAGGGCGGCTCTAATGTTTTCCGACTTTTCAAAGTTTCTTTCTGCGAGTTGCATACGAGCATACACCTTCCACTTCTCAATGTAGTCGATTGATAGTGCATCAGAAAGTGCTTTGACTTCTTCCTCTTCGACATTAGAATCAAATGATTCTTGTCCTTTCAAAAACTCTTTTTGAGCCTTGTCTTCTAATAATTTAAGTTCTTTGGGGTCAAACAAACTCTTGTAGTGACCGGCGAACGATTCGTCTGGTGTTTCCATAATTTACTCCATAAAAAAAGGGGGTATCACCCCCCTTATTTATACCATTTTTCAGTAATTACTGACAGGTAAAGTTTCCTGATCCATCATCGGTACAAGTGATCGGTGTTCCAAGATCAGTACCTAACTGTTGAATCGTGGCATTAAAGTCTGCAAGAATACCAGACATGTTAGTATCCCGTGTCGTAGAATAATCCAACCAAGAATCATTCTGAGTGACGAGACTAGTCATCCCCGTAGTACCAAGACTAATACCAGTGTTCTCAGTCGCGGCAATTCCAGTAGTACCCAGAGTCACAAGACTAGTCATACCAGCAAGGCCGACTGAACCAGTGGTAACGATACCAGTTTCAGCAGTGTCCCCAATCTGGGTCATACCAGAGATAGCGACATCAGCAGTTTGACCACCGGCGGTATTCAATGCAGTGAATCCTGCAATTGCAATATCAGCAGTAGCGGCACCACCAGCAGCGGCGGCAGTAGACCAACCAGTACTCAGATCACCGACCAAATCACCAACCATACCCTGTTGACCAAGTTGAATGGCTTCGTTACTAGCCATACTTGCCATCTGGACTTTGGAGGCGTTGTCAGACGCATTTTTGGAAACACCGGCCTGAATCAAACCAAGACCGAGAGTACCAACAGTAGGTGTGAGAACTTGCGCCCATTTCAGAGCGGTAGACTCAACGTACTGTGGGGTCACAGTTTTGTCTTGAGAAAGTGCGATAGCCATAACAGCTGCGGATGCAGCCTGACCATCACCACTTGCGGCGACTTGTGCAAGAGCACGATACTTCGCTTCGGATGCAAGAGCCTGAGCTTCTGCGGTCTTGCGAATTGCTTCGTAGTAATCACTTCCTGAGGCTGAAGCACACCCCACATTAAACGCAACCATTAGACTAAGCGTTGCGACTGTAATGAACCTGTTCATATTAAATCCTCTTGTAGCTACAATGGTTCAAAAATTATTTATACACAGAAATATCATTTTGGTTGGTATTTCTGTGTAATATTCCGTACTGCAACCGACTTGGCGTCCTTTCTACCATAATCATTTGCAAGAGCCGATGTCGGATTCGACTCTGCGATTTTTGAGAGGACTTCCTTGAATCCTCCATCTGGTTTGGTGCGGTCACCGCGCCCAGCAACTAAGCCTGGGGCACCGGCAACCATCCGTTCAATGTGAGGATTTTCTTTTAGGTATTCATCCGCAGCGGATATACCCATAAAGTCTTCCCACACATCTCCAGTATTCTTATTATGAAATTTGTAAGTTGGCATTTCTATCCCTTGTAATTTGGCCTGCCCACAGGGACTCGAACCCCGAACCCTCAGCTTAGAAGGCTGATGCTCTATCCAGTTGAGCTATGGGCAGATAACTCATTCGGTTTTGTAGAACCTAGTTTCTGCCTTAGGCATACCAAGACACACTCTTGCTTCATCCCTGACTTCAGCTGATACTGCGAGACCAAACCCTTCTGGGTCCAACAGTCTCGCCACAAAAGCATAAGTTTGATAGATGTTTGTTGCAACCTCAACCTGTTCTGGTGGTAGAGTCTTGATAAAGTCTGCAATCGTTTGCAAATGTTCTCTGGATGATGACATAATTTCTCCTATTGAATTACAATAGTATCAAATAAGCAGAAGTTTGTCAAGGATAAATCTCGACAAACTTGCGATAACTTCTTACAAACTGGCGAGAAGGTTTTGTGAAGATGATTTCTTCTTTGGTGCCAGTCTTGATATATCCCACACACTTTGAGTCTTCAAATATATATGTGTGATTCTTGACAGGGTACTCGCACTTCTCCCACTTGGTTATTTCTTTGAAATATCTTTTATCCGCCAACTGTTTCTACCTCTTCATCATCATCGAACCACAGGCACTCATACTCGTCTGGGAAAGTTTCGCAGGGGTCATTGGGGAGTGGCACCCACTCCTCCAACCAATCGCGTTTCTCATTCGGTGTAATTTCTTCCAACATGATATTAAGTTTCTCTTGTATTTCCTTTTCAAACATCCGAAAGAGTTTGTCATCAGAAACGTAAGCATACTCACCATGTTCAAGCGTGTAGGTACTGCCGTCTGGATACAGAATCACAACCGGATCGGGTACTGGTTGTCTGAGAGACAAGGCAAATACCACCGTGGGCATCATCATCAATGCACAAATAAAATACTTCATTAAAATACTCTCACGTTTTTGTCTACCATTCGCGGTTCACAATACGCACGAATAGTTACACCATTGGACTTCCAACTCTTTGAAGTACCATCTGGACCGGAACCAGCATAACCCGTCTCGGTCTCAAAAGCCATTTGATTGCATTCAGCGGCATTTTGGAAATACATGCCATCAGTATTGTTGGGCAAATTATTAATTAATACGACCAACGCAAATACCAGTTTCATTACTTACTCTCCTTCTGGGCGGCATTCAATAAATCTTTCAACTCGGATTCCATCTGTTCAACTCCAAAGACCAACACTGGTGTGCCGTCTTTACGAATAGTTACATGACGATCCACAAAAAGAAATGCATCAACTTCCGCCACAACTTCTTCTTCGGTCATCACGATGTCAAAACCTTGTGTGCCTCTATGGCACGATTTGGGAACATGCCTGGGTTAGTGGCGATGGCATTCATCACCCAATCCCAAGTCTTGCCAAGGAACTCGGCCTCAGCATTGATAATACGTCCTGCTTTACTCAGAGTCATTACTCACCGTCCAATTTTTGTTCATTGCCTCAAGTCGTGCCACGATCACATCCTCATTGCAGCAGTCACAACACTCACCCTCTTCTGCCAACGGGTATGGATTGTTGCCATACTCATTGAACTTTTCACCGCACAACACACATTCAAATTCTTGCCAAACAACCATTACGCAACCTCCGCAACATCAGCACCAATGTGAGAAGACATCAACTGAGTGAAACCAGAATTGTCTACCATGAGAACTTCACCGTACTCACCAACGAGAATGTCACCAACTGACATCGAATGTTGGGGTCCGTATCGAACAACGAGCCACTCAAGATCGGTGCGACCATGTGGATTGTTGTGAACAAGGAATGCCTTTTCGGGGTCATTCACATCAATGTCAGCAACATGTTTGAAGTACTGATCGTACTCAGTCACATAGGCATCGGAACCACCAGTGGACAATGCCATGTGAGCTTCGATGCGCGGGAACTGTGCCATCGCCTCAGTCCAACCCAACCGATTGACGGCGTTGAACTCTTCGGGGGGAATGTCTAACTGAAACAATCGAAACATAACCAAAAAACCTCTCTCAACTCAATTTACACACCTATTATGACAGCTATCGGGGCAGATGTCAAGTCTAGTGGGGTCTGTAAGTTGTTGATTTATAAGGAGAATAAAAAAAATTTGATTTTTTTGTAAGTCATTGATTTTAAACGAAAAAGAAATCCTTAGAATTCAATGGCTTAAAAAGTTTTCCTGTTTTGAACCTGTCATAAACCTCTGAACAGTCCAAATCTACCCAGATTTGCACCATTGAGCGGACATATTCATTGTTGTAAACCTCATGTCTAGCATCAGTAGAAAAGGCGTAACAGGAATGAAACTCGCAGTAAGTATCTGGTTCGTGTATTCCGGTCTTACATGGTGCCCACTTGTCTGGATCGTATGGGGTTATGGGAAACACAATGCCAGTCCTTCTACCATAGTCGGGATTGTCAACGTGTGCCGGCACCTCCCCGTGTGGGGGGATATGAAACATGGTGGCGGGAAATGCTGCGAGTGGGATATCGGGGTGCATGATATCTACCACCCGTTCTATAAGATTTCTGTGGTGTTGTGGTGGATTTAGATTGGAGTAATGGTCATGGGGAGTCATAAACAAGATATCAAGATCATGTGGAATGGCCTCTTTGTGAGGCACTTGATGTCTGTGAAGTGAACTCTGACTGTTAAAAATTACTTGTTCAAACTCATTGCGTAGACCCTCTGACATTTCCAGAGGGATTTTAAAATAGATCATATCATATTATTTCTTACTAAATGCCTGTGCGCCAAAGAAAGCGGCAACGATACCAGCAACAGCAACAAAATAAGTAGGCGCCATGTCTCCAAGAGTATCTTGTGCCTGATCCAAACCGGCGAGAGAAGCAATGACCACTGCAAAAGGGTAAAGTAACATTCCAAATAATGCGAACCACGCCATCTTCCTTTGGGCATCACGCATGGCATCGTTGTCTTCAAGTTCCTTTCTCTTGAATTCCATGTACATTGCTTTTTCTTCATCATCTACTTTACCATCACCATTTGAATCAGCAGGATGATATTCTCTATTCTTCGCTTCGTCCGTCATCTGTAACCTCTTTTTCAGTTTCAGTTTCATCATCTGAAGTCACAGTACGATAATATATAATCACTTCTCTAGTTTCTTTTACAAACCTTTTGATTTCTTGAAGGTTGTAAGCCATTAGTTCGTAATCACCCGGCGTCATTGCAAAGAACACTCCGCCAGTTTCTTTTTGAATTCTCTTCATGAATTCTTCTATATTCTTTTCCGACACTACATACCAAGCGGGGTCTTTCATGTCGATAGGTCTCGGCATTACGGGGTGCTGGATGGGTATTTTCATCTCGACAGTTCTGATTTCAACTTCCCTTGGCGCTGGTTTCATCAGCGCACATCCACTAAGGATCAGGATTGAAGTCGTAATTACTGTCGTTTTCCAAACTGTCGAAAACTTCTTTGGTAGCATTATTAACTCTCGGTTCTATTAAGCCGGGTTTTGCAGCGGCCAGTTTAGACAAATCATGTCTACGAAAAATATCTAAGTACCTATCTCTTTCCGCAACAATCTCCGCATTTCTAGATGTCAAATCCATAAGAGCTTGTGCTTGCAACTGGTACTGACTATTCATTTTGTCGATGGTTTCATCTTGGGTTTGAGCCTTGATTTCTAACGCCATGTTATACTCTCGCAACTCAACCAGTTCAGCTTGAGTCTGCGTGTAGTATAGATAACCTACCGCGCCTCCAGCCAGAATAAAACCAAATAGTATTTTACTAATCATACTTTTATTTATATCTTTATAGAACCCAAGTTTGCTCTAGAACCAAACTCTGATTTGTCAAAAACTGGACCATTGTCAATGGTTTGTCCAGAGTCGTGAATGTCATGTTGTGCTTCTTCATCCAAATCATACAGTCTCATCTTCGCACGATCAACACCGATCATAAATCGTTTGTTCTTCGTGGGGTCACTGTATCGATTCTTCAATTGTTTCACCATGATGTGACCCTGTTGTTCCAATTCCTCAGTACTTATAAGAGCAAACATCAGATCAGCCGTTGCAGGCAAACCAAATGACTCTGAAGTATCTGTCAGATCAACATCACTATTGTTGTACCCACCTCTGGTTGTCTGTGTTGCAGTGACAATCGGCACATCAAACTCAACAGCAAGTCCACGCATTTCTTCTGCAATGCTCTTGACAATAGTGTAAGAGTTTGCACCAACATTTCCACGGAGTCTCTGACTCACACAGATATTTAGGTAGTCAACATAGATGATGTCTGGAGTAAAGTTCTGTTTGACTTTCAATTCTTCTAACAGTGTACGGAAGTGTCCAACGTGAGCAGAGGCAGTAGGATACTCTTTGATAATCAAACGTCCATCGATCTTGTTCTTGATCTTATCGACCCGATCATCAAACATTTTCTTGGAGAGATCACGCAAGTCTGTGATCGGCACGTTCATCATGTTCGCATCGATACGTTCTGCGATGCGTTCCTCTGCCATCTCTAGAGTGATATACAAAACATTCTTGCCCTGAGAGATGCAGGATGCGGCACAGTGACACATGAACAATGACTTACCCACACCAGTTCCAGCGAGTGCAACATTCAAGGTCTTGTTACTCAACCCACCCTCAGTGACTCTGTTGAAGTAGTCCAAATCGAATGGAAGTTTTTCTTCTTCTCTGTGATAATATTCATATCTGGTTTCTGCATCGGCAACATAATCGTGACCAACATGATTATCAAACCCAACACTTAGAGCATCAGATAATATACTAGGGAGGGAATCGACGGTATGAATTTTATCATCCCCATCGATAATCTGAATTGACTGCATGATGGCATTGTAAACTGCCTTGTCCTTACAAAACTTCTCGGTCTGATCTACAAGCCAATCAGTGTTGTCTTCAACATTGTTTAGTCCGTTTACAAGTTCTTCTGACCTAGCATACAGGTCTTCCGTGATACTACGATTGTCCTGCAAGGAAATGAGAATGGCACTCTTGGATGGTGCAACGTTATACTTCTGAAAGTGTTGACCCACTGCATGAAATACAGTTCGATACTCCGCATCAAGAAAGTAATCTTCTTTTAAAAATGCAATAACTTTTCTGGCATACTCTTCATCAAGTATCAGATTCGATAATATTTGTGTCTCTAATCTCATCAATAAATTCTCTTTTCACTTCCTCAACACAGGGTTCACATAAGTAAACCCGTTCATCACCATTATTAAAACATATTGCAGGGTCTTTGTCAATATCAATTTGAGAATCGCACTTGTCACACTTCGTTGTAGGCATCTTCAATATCCTCTTCAGTCACCTCTGCTTGCATGATTGCATCGGAAGAAATGAGGTATCGATTAGAAATCCACTCTACAAACGTTTCGTCTTTGAGGATAGGCAACCAAAATTCTTTCTGATATGTGTCCTTGGTGCGATACTTTTTACTATCCTCACCGTTAGCGGCGATCTGATACCAACCGTTAGATGGTTTGACTACATGACCGGACTCCATTGCCATATCCAAGAGACCGGACCACTTGCTGATACCACCCTCAAACGTGACTTCAATTGGAATCTTAGATTTCTCACGGACATAACGGGACTTCTCAATATTGATGATAAAGTTATACCCCACCAAATCTGTGCCGGTCTTTTCTTGTTGTCGGCCGATGATGTAGATGTTATCAGCAGAGTAGTAAATACCAGTACCACCGGACACGATATCTTTGGGGAACATACCGATCTCTTTGTAGGTATGATTGACTACCACAGCAGGGATGTCTTTGATTGTCAGGTGTGGTGTAATCATTCGGAACAGTGACTTCATCTGTTTGGCGCGAGTCATATCCGCAACAGACTTTCCGTCCAATGCATCATCAACTTCTTTCTTAGATGCCAAGTTACCAACAGAGTCCACGATAATCATCACGCGGTCACCGCGTACAATGTCATTCAACTGAGACATAGAGTCATGTTTCAACTGTTCGATATCGGTGATAGGAGTGTGGATCACTCGGTCAGTGTCGATACCGAAACTGTCAAAGTATCCTTGTGGGGCACCAAACTCAGAATCATAAAACAGAATCACTGCATCATCATACTTGTCG